CACCACCGGCCAAACTAAAAAACAATGCAACATTTTTATCAACACCGGATTCTGTTAAATCGTGATATATGTCACCAGCACCTTGCATTGCAAACATTATAGTAGAGCCACCAATCGGTGCAACAGCGGCGGCAGCTAATAACGCCGGAGCCATACGACCAAAGCCATAAAAAGCTTTTCCAACAAGATTGTTTGAATCAATGGGGTCATTTGTTTCTTGAATGTTTTTATACTTTTTTGCTTTTCGTATAAAGTCACGTAAGCCGGATTCAGATTGTTTATCCCAATCAACCGAACCATCTTCATTTACTTCGGTATCAGTATCGACAATTGCTTCGGCAAAACCAGCAAGACTAAGAGCAAAATCTTCATTACCACGTACAAATGTTTCCGCAAATTTTGGTGCAATATTTTTTGTATCTTCCCAAAGATTAAGTAATGTACTTGAAGTATATTCAGGGTCACGTTTTTTAAATTTTATATCATACGGGTTTTGTTCTTTCTGGAATTTGTAAAGTTCACGTTGCTTTTTATAACTCTCAAATAGTTGTTCAACATTAAGTACACCAATAACATCTTTATTAAAACCACTTAATGCTTTATCAAAATAACGTTTTGCATAATCTTCATTGTCATGCTTCCCAATACTTGAAAGAACAATAGCTTCATCTAATTTTTTATTTAATAATGGAATTTGAACTTCTGTAATATCTGACCTTTTAATTGCTTCGTCTTCTGATAAACCTTCAATATTCATCAAGCGTTCTTTTTCATATTCAACTTTTGAAATTGGTTTAAATGAAAGTGGATTACGTTCTTTTTGAATATCCTTTTTTACTGATTCACTAGCAATAGTTGTTTCATCAACAACTATACTTTCATCTTCAGCAGTTGGTTCTGGCTCGTCAACAACCTCCGGTTCAGCAACAACTATTTCTTTTTTAGCAACTACTTCAGGCTTTGGAGGTTCGCTAACAACTGATTCGGTTATTGTAACTGCAACTGGTTCTTCGGCAATATCATCCTTGCTTTCCTCTACAAGTTTTAACTGGAGTTCGGCAACGTAATTTTGCGCTTCGGATAATTCTTCATCGGTAAGTTCTGATTTTCCAGTAGTCTGTTTTTGTCCGGTTAAAGCGGAAGTTTTTTCAGCAACTTCGGCATAAGTAGTAGCATATAAAATACTTTTCAGTTTAGGAGATAACCCGACTTGTACAGAAACTTCTTCTTGAATTGTATTAAAATCAGTTGAATCGACTAACGCTAAAACTTTTTTTTTTGAGGTATCCGAAAACTCAGCCGGTGGTACTGGCGCTGGAACCGGAACTTCCGAAATTGCTTCTGCTGTTGGTACTGGAATTGGCACTTCTTCGCCTATTGGTACTTCTGGTATTGGTGCTGGCGTTCCGGTTGGTGGCGTCTTGGCAATTTTCTTTTTAACTAACGGAATATTAAATTTTTCTTCAACGTATTCATCTGTGGCAACATATCCAGCAGTTTTTAAATTGGCAATTATTGTAGAATGCTCAACCAAGTTTTCTGCTAATTCATAGTCCATTTTAAATTGAAGTTCGTGCGTTTGAAATTTATAGTATTCCAGTGGTTTAAGAATCTGAGGATTTATTGTGGCACTCATATTTTTTACATCAGCAACAAGTATATCACGGCGAACATTTTCCTGCATTTGCCCATTGCTCATTCCCGTTGCCTCAGAAGAAGAAGCTAACTGTCCAAGAATAAGTAATGTGTACACTTGGTCAATATAATTTATCCATCCTTGAAAATCTGCATTACCGCCCTGTGCCGGTGCGGTTATCGGCTGAATGTCTGTATTCTCGGTAATAACTCCAATTCCATCTGCTCCGATTCCAGACAAAGAATTTTTGATACTTGCACGTGTCGTTGCATTTGCAAAATCAGCATCGGAAATTTTCGTAACAAGAAACGGAATACCGTAACGTTCCAAAAATCTTGCCTTGTGTTTCAACCCATAATGTTTAAAGAAGTACATCCAGATTAAGGCACGAATCAAACCGCCCTGACATGGAATTCCCGGTTTTAGTTGATGCTTGTGAAAAACATATTGATACTTGTGAAACTCATTCAATCCTTTGCGCTCGCCGGTTTCTGGAAAAATAACGGCTGGATTTCCCTCTTTGTCAAATTCCCAATTAGTCGCATGAACAGGGTCAAACTTTTTTATATTGCCACCACCACGCCCCCACAAAATTGCAGAACCAGCATAGCCCATACCAAGCGCATCTGAAAGATGTCGCATCAAATCATAAAGTCCGGCATTCTCAAGAATGTTCTGAACAGTTTTTGCTTTTGATTCTTCAGACTCATCTTTTTTACTGAACTTTTTATTGATGATTGACCAATCAAGACCGAGCAATGCAAGAATCCTTGTCTGAAGATGTGCGGTTATAATCGGTTCTTTTTCCTGAACAGCTTGAAATAAAGATGCTTGGTCTGTAGCGTTGCCTTCATCTGCACCGGTAAGAACATTGTTGATTAAATTTGCAGTAATCTTTGTAGACGAATTACTTGAAAACGTCATTATGAGTTTATCAAAACCCTCTAAGTCTGATCGAGTTGTGATAGGCGCAACACGTGGGTTGTGAGCAATGGCTTCTTCTTCGGTTTGCGGTGGGTTTAATCTTGAGTATCTGGAATTATAATCTGTGGCTTCTGGCGTGTTTCCTGTAAATGAATGAATTTTACGCATAGATTTTTTCCTTAAATTATATAAGTACTTGGTATCAATCTAAGCATAGTTAAACGAAAAGTCAAATCAATGTAATATATATTAGGTAGTTTTTTCGCTTTTTATTTTCAACATTTCATTATAGGAAACCAGTGTCTTGTAAAGTTTTTTGCGTGATTCAATCGGCAATTTCTCAAACATAGTCAATACTTCAAGCCCTTCCATTGACACGAATGAACCACACAATTCTACATAAGTACTTTGATTTTCACTACTTGATTTCTGCTTTGACATTAATACATTTCCTTAATATTAATCTGCCAACCGGCATTCCTGCTTCAATGTTCAACGAGTGACCATGGCAAAAAAGAATAACACTTAATTCACCATGACATATAACTGGTTCAGGATGGGTTGCAACCTCATGCTTTTCCATGTATTCATTAATCGGAAGAATCATAAAAGCGTATTCATCTGAGCCGTCAATACTTTCAATTCCGGTTTGAACCGTGATTTGTTCGTCCGGCCCGAAAATATATCCATCTGCTATATCATTTGAAATCGTTCTGACTTTGCGACACTTGAGAATAATTTCATCGCCATCAATTTCTGGAATAGCAGTTTCAATGCAATCCTTGATAAGATTGATTTTAAGTTTCAAGCCACTTGGTTTAGCCTTTAGTTTAGCTTCCGGTACTTGTGGTTTAACTTCTTCTTTCTTTTCTGATACTGGTGCGATTGTTTTCTTTTTCGTCTTCCTTGGCATAACATTACTCCTTTGTTTAGTTGTTTAACTTTATAATAGTTTACGAATTTGCTTTTGTCAACAAAGAAAACTACATTTCTTCATTGTGCATGTTTTAAAATACCAATTCAATCCTCGGTATTCTATAAAGTAGAGACTGAATAAGATTAAAATTATTGTTAGAGTTTTCATTTTTAGTCCTCCCATTTTTTACAATTAAAGATTAATAAAAATTCTTTTGTTGTTAAATGAAACCAACTATATTTATTATCTTTTAAAAACATTACCGCCATACAATTTAATTTTGGTCTACATGCTAATCGCCAAGATTTGTGATAACCAATCGCATATTTTCTTAAAGTTTTTCTGCTATTAATTAAATTATATTCCCGGCAACAACAATTAAACATAGACAACACATCGCATTGTCGCCATCTTTGCCAATTAAAACTATCACTTGGTATTCTTTGTATGTTTAATGAGTTTTTCACAGTCATTCAATTCTCTTACTTTATTGTTATATTCAACACAAACATCAAGACAATTTCTCTTGCAGATATTATTCTCATTTGTTTTGTTTTCTTTTATCCAATCCAAACGTTCTCTGCGTATTTCTGTCATTGTTTTATTATCTATTGTTCCAACTGGTTCTGCTCCTTCACGCATAGCTATGACACATGGAAAGTGATAATTACCAGCAATCGACATATCATCCAATGCCAACCAACATCTATTACAATCATCTTCCTTGATACCACGAACATTTTTTTCATTTCTGAAATTCTTTATTCTATAATTTAAAATTGGATACTTTGTTAATATATCAGTATCATTAAATAAATTTTTGAACTTTTCTTCATTGTTCCATTGTGCAGAAGAAATAATTCTAATGTCACTCACACCTAATGAACTGGCAAACACAATAATATCTGCTAATTCATTGAAGTTATCATCTGTTAAAACTACACCCACTGTAACATAAGAATATTTAGATAAAAACTTAATATTTTCTTTAACTATATCCCATGCACCTTTTATTCCACCAGTCATCATGTCGCCTGTAGATGCACAACAAGCATCAAGAGATATAGAAAAATCATTAACTCCAACGTTTAACAAATCTTCATATAGTGCTGTATCAGCAGAGCCATTAGTTGATAAAGCTATTCTTTTAACTCCAACAAATTTTGTGTAATGAACTAACTTAACAAGGTAATCAACCAGTGTTGGCTCGCCACCGGAAAAGCGAATATTTTTTAAACCATGCAAAGACCACAAGTAAATAATATATCTGGCTTCTTCAAAAGATAATTCGCCTTTAGTATATTGGTTAGGGCCACGACAATATGGACATGAAAAATTACATCGGTCAGTCAATAGCAATTCACAACGCCAAAGAGGACTATCTAATGATACGTTCTTTGCCCTGCTATCGTTTAATGTATAGAATCCTATATTTTCTAATTTTTTAACCATTGTTCTCCCTTTCTTTTTTATCCCTTAATATTAATAATCGGAGTTACATGATGCAAAACATTTACCAAATCTTTCTGCAATTCCATAACTTCAAAAATATTCTTATATGCCATTGGCGATTCATCAAGTGTATTAACATCGGTTTTCGATGTTATCCCAACCATCGCATCTTCAAAGTCTTTAATGTCAATAGTCTTCTTGGCTTGCTTACGACTCATTACTCTACCGGCTCCATGAGAACTTGAATACAAAGATTCTGGATTTCCTTTTTTATTCCTCTTTTATTTGATTACTCAAACCAAACAACTAAACGTCCTCGTTTTTCTTTTACTGTAAATACACCACATGTTTCGCCCCTTGCATCATATCCATTCCAATCGTCAACCCTTTCTTCGAATTCTCCACTTGGAAAAAATTGTTCCCATAAAGGCAATTCATTAATTGTTCTAAAGAAAACAGTAGGCGGTGTAAATTCACCATCTAGTCTCCATTGTAAATGTTCGCATTCTGGACACGCACATTTGTCACCAATTTTATATAGTTTATTTCGTGGAGTTATTGTACGTTCATGTCCACAAGATAACAATAAGATTCTTCTTGGTTTTGATTTTTCAACAATTTCTATTAAATCATCATACCTATCTCTTTTATGCCCAACCACCTTTTCCTTCTCCATCTGTACGCCACTAACACGCACAACTGTTTGACTTTTCCATTTCAAATCAATTTCAGTTGGTCTGTTTTTGTGCCTTTTCATTTTTACCCTTTCGTTTTTCTTCACATTCATTACAAATTTCAATTATTTCCATGAACGGATGACATTGATTGTCGCCACGGTCTTTCGGGCCGATGTAACCAAACTCGTATATCTCACCGACAAATCCGCAGTCCGTGCATTCAAACGTGAACTTGTTTTCCTCTGGAAATCCCTTAATTTCAATTCCTCCTCTTCGTTTAAGATTTTTTAAAATATCATCGACATAAAAATGATTATGATACTCCCCGATTTTAATATATTTGAACCCTCTTTCAAGTCCGAATAATTGATTTGGATTGCTTATATAATCATAATCATCTCTGTCCAATTTATACTCTGTAATCCAACATTCATATTCATGGATATTCCCGGCAACAACAAGTATTTTATTATTTAACATGCTTATCCTCTTTGTCGTGAATCGTTCCAATCCATTCAATATCACTATCAAGTTCATCCGATAGTAAACCGCAATCAAGAGCAAATTCATATCCCCAAGCACCACGTTGCTCGAACCAAAACACAAATGCTTTCCCATAACTTGTATTAATCCGGTCGCCATCAAATATCAATTTTTTATCCTTGCTTTTCTTGCCAGTGCAAAATTCAACATCAAATAAATTTGATTCTTCGTCAAGTCCATTGACAAAGATTTTCCCTGTTCTTGAACACAATCGAATATCGTAATTTATATCCGCATATTTCTTTGCTATCTTATCCCAAATCCGATATTTATATCTATCATTCATTTTGTCTCCTCATGTTTAGCCTCGTCACATAACCAACAGTCACGTTTATCTTTAGTGCAACCGATACTGCATGAAGCTGGTCTATCTTCTTTTGTATCACACCACTTGCAAGAATATTCAACCTTGCCATTGATAACCATGGGATGTCTGCAAAAATTAACAAACTCATGCGGTTCGTCATTGGCACACGGCATTATTGCTTCTGAATAACTTGGATAATATTCGACTTGTACGCCGAAAGTTTTTCCACACCCATCACACTCAACCTCGTGAGTAACTTCAGTCTCGTAAATTTCACATGCTTCTTGGTCGTGTTTGCAATATGGACATTCTAAGTCTTCCATTTTCAAAACTCCTTCGCATATTCTTCATAACTTTCATAATCCGAATCATCAAACATCTGCGCCCACTCCTGAAGAAAGAATATTTCAGCCGGTACAAGCGTTTTAATTCGGTCAATTAATATATAAATCTTTGAACTATCCAGCAATTCAGCATCAAATTTTTCAAACTCACTGATACTGTCAATCAACTTGACTTTTGAGCACGCAATAGATTTATCAAACGGCTTAGAATTTATCACACGCAATAAAAGAATCAGTTCGTGCTGGGTAAATTCAGCCTGTTCCTTTATATCATTTAATGTTTCCTGTCTGATGTAAGGCCATGCAAGTGCCGACCTTTTCGCTCCACTCCCGACTCTGCCATAAATCTCAATCAACTTTTCAGCCGTTAAATCTGGAAGCGGAAAACTTACGTTGTATTTATATTTCATTTTTTCCCTTTCTATATTGTGTAACTAACTATACAAATTAGAATGAAAACAACAATAAAAAATGCGT